GGTCGACAGGCTGACAAACAGGAGCCACTTCAGATGGCGAAAACCAAGATCCAACTGGGCAAGAAACCAACGACGTTCAAACACAAGGTCGAAGTTCCGCTGCTTGATGGTGACATCGGCATCGTCGAGATGCTGTACCGCTATCGCACGCGCATCGAGTTCGGTGAGTTCCTCGACCAGTTGTTCGGCGATGCGCGAGTGAAGCTGGATTCGCCGAACGAGGAAGACGTTGCAGTGTCGTTGAAGGCGGCGCTGGAGAAGACGCGTGACACGAACGCGGACTACATCCTGCAGATCGCTGAAGGGTGGAACCTAGAGTCGGAGTTCAACCGCGAGAACGTCGCGCAGTTGTGCGATGAACTCCCGGGTGTGGCGCTGGCGATCATCAATGTCTATCGATCTGCTATCACGGAGGGCAGACTGGGAAACTGAGGTCAGCGGCCGCTGCGCTGTACGAACCTGATGTACCGCGCACTCCGTCCGCTGGTGGATTCGACATCGGACATCTGTACGAGAAGCAGGGTGTAGAAGTCTGGCCCGAGAACTGGAATGCGATTGAACTGTTCAGCAAGCTTGGCACGCAATGGCGGGTTGGTTTCTCCGGTCCAACCGGGCTCGACTACAGCGTGCTGTTTCGCCTGCTGGATGAAGCAGGGTTCTCGGGCCAGAGGTGGCGTGAGGTGTTCGAGGACATTCAGGTGCTTGAGGTCGAGGCACTGAGAGTGATGAGCGAGCGGCGCAATGGCTGAAGACAACAGCAAGGTCGTACTAGACGTTGAAGTCAACGGCGCGGGCGCCGTCGCGGGGGCGAACACCGTAAAGAATGCCATGAAGGACATGGCGGACGGTGTCAAGAATTCTGCCAATCAGGCTGGCGCCGCGCTCGATGACATGGGCGACCAAGGCCCGAAAGCGGAAGCCAAGCTCACAGGTGCCAACAAGTCGATCGCGTCGCAGATGGAGCGGCAGATCGCGCTGTTCAGATCCGCTGGCAAGAGCACGGCAGACTTCTATGAGGAGTTGATCAAGACCCGGAAGAACCTCGACCCGGAACAACTCGCACCGTATCTGGCGCGCATGCGCGAGGCTGAACTCGCGCATAAGTCGACCGGCGCGTCGATGCAGGGCATGGGCCTGTCTGCAAAACAGATGCAGGCCGCCATGCGCGGACTGCCGGCGCAGTTCACTGACATCTTCACCTCGCTCGCATCGGGCCAGACACCGATGCTGGTGCTGCTTCAGCAGGGCGGCCAAATCAAGGACATGTTTGGTGGTCTGGTGCCGGCGCTGAAGGCTGTCGGTTCCGGGTTGCTGGCGATGGTGAATCCGTACACCGTGGTCGCCGCTGCAGTGGCTGCACTCGGTCTCGCGTTCTATCAGGGCGCCGCGGAGCAGAAGCAGTTCAGGGATGCGCTTCGTGATTCAGGCAACGTCGCCGGCACCACGGTCGACGACCTGACGGAGATGGCGAAGAGCATGGATTCGTTGACCGGCGCCACGCAGGGTGCGGCAACGGATGCGCTCGAACTGTTCGTGCGTACGACCAAGGTTGGCGCCACCTCGCTGCAGGATTTCACTACAGCGGCAATCGAACTGGAGCGGGCCGGCGGTCAAGCGATCGAGCAGACCGCAAAGGCGTTCGCCGATCTCGGGAAAGATCCAGTCAAGGCGCTGGAGAAGCTGAACGAGTCGATGAACTTCCTGAGCATGGCTGGTTACGAACAGGTCCGTGCGCTGGAGGAGGTCGGCCGCACGACCGACGCATCGAAGCTCGCGATGGAGTTGTACGCAAACGCGATCAAGGAACGCGCCAAGGACATGGAAGCCAACCTTGGTCTGGTCGAGAAGGCGTGGCGCGGCATCAAGGACATCACGAAGGAAACGTGGGACTTCATCAAGGGCATCGGTCGCGAGTCCACGTCGCAGGAGAAACTGGTCTCGGTGCAGGAGCGCATCGCTGTCTTGCAGGAACGCCTGAAGAACCCGGAGAAGTATGGTGGTGCCGATGCCGTCGCAAACTATCAACGGCAGTTGGCGGATCTTCGTGAACGCGAAAGCATCCTGCAGTCTGAACTACGCCTATCGAAACAGGCGGCCACGGTTCAGCAGGAGCATGCCGAACTGGTGCGTCGTCGCATCCAGTATGAGAAGGACGGTGAGCAGTTCAAGACCAAGGCGATCAAGCTGGCAGAAGAAGAGCGCCGCCTGCAGCAGGATCTGACTGACGGTGTGATCACGCAACTCGAGTACGAGAAGCGCATCGCACTGGTCCGCGAGAAGTACAAGGACACTGGCAAGAAGGGCGACCCGTTCGCTGCTGATCGTAGCGCCGCCCAGCAGTGGGCGTCGATCATGGAGAAGATCGGCACGCTCACCGCAAAGGCTGATGGCGACCTGCAGAACCTGAACAAGTCGCAGACGTTCCTGCTGCAGCTTCTGAAAGACCCGGTCTTCCAGCGCATGCCGGAGAACTGGCGGCAGACGGCGCTGCAGGCGCTGTATGCAGCGGTCGAGATCGAGAAGGCGGCTGACGCCGAAGACGAAGCCGCCAAGGTGCGTGAGAGGCTGAACAAGGAATCCGAGAAGCAGATTGATGCGCAGTTCCGTGAGATCGAAGCGATCAACAAGAAGGCTGAGAAGCTGGAGGTCGAAGCCGCGGCACTGGGTCTTACGAAGGGCAAGCAGGATGCGCTGCGTGCCGCGATCATCGACACGGAGATCGCCCGCCTCACGGCTTACCAGAACAGCGACATGTACGCGCAGGAAGACCAGCGCGCACAGCAGGCTATCGATGACCGGGTTAAGGCGTTGGAGCGACTGCGCGACGGCTACAAGAACCTCAGTGAAGCCAAGGACGCGAAACAAGCCGCCGACGATGTCGAGAAAGCGTGGGTCAAGAGCGCGAACAGCATCGGCAGTGCTCTCACCCAATCCCTCACTGATGCGTTCTTCGGTGGGGAGAGCATGGTTGACGGGCTGGTCAACTACATCAAGACAGCCTTCAAGTCGGTGGTGGTGAGGTTCGGTATCGAACCCATCGTGAAGGGAATGATCGGCACGGGCATGGCGGCTTTCGGCGCGCCGGCTTCCGCGATCGAGAGTTTCACCGGCATCAATGCAGCAAGCGGGGCATCCAGCCTTTTCAACATGCCGTCTTGGGCCACGTCATGGGAGGGGCTTGGCAACAGCGTTTACGGAGCCACGGGAAGCGGAGCACTTGGGGATTTCGTCGGAGTCGCTGGCGAGGGACTGAGCTACTTGTCGGCGCTGTGGGCGCTGAAGGAAAAGCAGTACGGACAGGCGATCGGCACGGCGGTCGGCAGCTACTTCTTCGGCCCGATCGGTGCCTTTGCTGGCGGCACGATCGGAAGCTGGATCGACAAGATGGGCAAAAAGTGGTGGGGTGGCGGCGGGCCGAAGGTCGGCGGCAGCTTTGAATCCTCTCCAGTGCCGGTTGGGGTTGGTGATGACTGGGTTTGGCGCGCCAACGGACAAGGCAGGTTGTTCAGCGAGACACAACTCAATAAAGAAGCGAAGGATGTAGCTACCGGGTGGTTCAAGACTCTCACCGATGTTGTCGTCGGGCTCGGTGGCTCGACGGCGAACATGCGCTACGGCATTGGCTGGGCGAGCGACCCGGAAGGGGATGCGCCGAATCGTGTTGCGGCTTTCGTCAACGACCTGTACCTGAACAACCCGGACATCGAGCGCAGCGAAGAGGCGATGGCGGACGGCATCGCCAAGACGATCATGTGGATGACGCTGGCGGGTCTGCAGGAAGCAGACATGCCCGCGGTCTACAAGGAGTGGTTCGACAAGCTCGATCTGGATACGCTGACGCAGGCACAACTCGACTCCGCTATCGCGGTTGCGCTGGCCGCAAAGGCGATGGCGGAAACCACGGCTTCGCTTGGTGGCGCGTTCACGCAACTGAGCCATCTGAGCATCGAGGCACGTGACAGCATCATGCAGATGACTGGCGGGCTCGACAGCTTCCTGCAGAAGGCCGGCACGTTCGTCGACCTGTACTACACCGAACAGGAGAAGATGGCGATCCAAGGCTACGAGGTCGCCAAGGTGCTTGCCGAAGCCGGGTTGAACATCAGCGGACTCGACACGAAGGAGGAGTTCCGCTCGATGTTCGAGGCGATCGACGCCAGCACGGAACTCGGCCAGCAGCAGATGGCAGCCATGCTGAACGTGGCCGGCGCCTTCGCCAGCATCTCCGACTACCTGATCAACAACAACATCGATCTCGACGAACTGAGTGGCGGCATCGTCAACCGGATTCTCGGCACGAACGTCGTCGTCGGCCCGGGCGCCGCGATCCCAGATGAAGTCACGGAAGCCGCACCGTGGCTCGCGGACCTGAAGGAGTTCTGGACGACTACCACGACGACCATCTCGGAGCCGATGACAAATCTGGTGAACGCGACAACTGAGGCCGGAAGCAAGACAGCACAGGCGATCGACAACCTCGCCATCGCTGTCAGCGGGTACGCCGATGCGGTGAACCAGCGGCCGGTCGAAGTGACGGTCAACGTCGAGACTTCGCAGATCAACGGTGGGGCGCTGGCGTGAAGACACTCACCCCAGCACTGGAGACCGCGCTCGCCGCGGACGTGCAGAAGCCGGCGTGGCTGGTGTCGATCGCCTTCTCATCGACGGTCTACCTGTCGTCCTACGCGAACGTCGACTTCGACAGCCACACATGGCTCGCCGCCGACATCGACGTTGGCCGCATCAAGCTTGATGGGCTTGCGGTCAGCGGTTCACTCACGATCGGCAATGCGGATGACGCCTTTGCATCCTTGGTGCTGGGTGAAGGCGTCGCCGGCCGGCAGATTCGGATCTACGGTTACGACGCGGCCGCTACAGCGACCGCGGACATCATCATGCTTGCGCAGTGCGTCGGCGGAAAGGCAACCGTCGACGCATCACGCGTCACCATTGCCCTTCGGGAAGCGTTCTACAGCATGCACACGCCGCGGCAATTCGTCCGGGCGCCGACGTTCAACGCCCTGCTTCCGTCTGGCTCTTCATTCACCATCAACGGCCAGACTTACAAGATCGAACGATCGCAGGCGAGGTGACCCATGCCGAACACCTACCCGACATTGAGCTACACGACTGGTCTGATGATTGACCGACGTGATGGTCGTGTTGATGTCCGGGCCACGAACGGTGCGTTGAAGTCGCGCCTGCTGTACCCGTCGGACAAACGCAACTTCCAGATCCAGCACGAACTGGATTCAACGGCGCGGCAGACGCTGGAAACCTTCTATACGAACAACCGCGACCTGTCGATCTACTACACGCCGCCGGGCGAGACCACCCAGTACACCGTGCGGTTCATGGGTCCGCCTCTGTTCACGCCGATGGGCACCGGCCTGCAGTGGTGGGTAGCCCAAGTTCGTTTGAGCGAGGTCTAGGATGCCGGTCCTCGTTCCTGCTGATCCTCGTTGGGAACAGCTTGATGAGATGCAGGCTGCGCTTGACGCGCGACCTGTCATAGGCCCGACACCGCGTGAGTTGGTCGACACCTCGACGTGGGGTCCACAGTTTCCGACGTGGGTCTATGGAAGCGGGGGCAGTGTCGCCGACACCGATACAGTCAACCGGGAGTCCACGCCGCCGCAGGATCAGCAACTGACGCTGGCCGCGGAGAACGGGCCGATCCGTTTCGGGTACGGGCGCGACCGCATCGGCGCCGACGTACTGAACATCCTGCTGTACAACAGGTACGTCTACGTCCAATGCCTGTGGGGATACTCCTGTCTGGAGATCGAGAGCGTCACGTTCAACGATGAGGCACTCGACCCCAGCATCAGCGTGACGCACTACACCGGGTCGCAAAGCGCGGTCGATCCGTGGATGGAGACCGCGTTCTTCAACCAGTCTCCTTCGGTCGACTACAACGACACGTTGGCCGGATTCTCATACTCGGTGTTCAAGATCCCGCAGGATCTGTTCAACGGCGGCGCGGAGTTCGCTGCGATCATCAAGTGGCGCAACGTCTACGATCCGCGCAACGACGACACCAATGGCGGAAGCGGTGATGAGCGGTTTGCCGATTCATCGACATGGACCGGCAGGGACAACCCGACGTTGTGCCTTGTCGACTTCCTCACCAACTCCGTCTATGGCGCCTCGCTGTCGGTCGACTGGGATTCGGTGATCACCTGTGCGAACTGGAACGACACGCTGATCGGTGGGGAACGGTCACGCATCCTCGACGGCTGGACGCATACCGGGGTATCGAAGGTCGACAGTGTCATTGAAACGCTGCGCACGTATGCGTCGGTGTTCACGGTGAATCGCGGGCTCACGGTGCGGCTGGTGGCGGACAAGAACGAGGCTTCCGTAGCCACGTACTCACACACCGCGGGCAATATCGCCAGCGTCAGTGCCGTGGAGAAGGAGGACATGACCGGCGCGCCGACGATGGTGTCTGTCGCCTACACCGACACGTCGAAGATGCCGTGGGCCGAGGCGTATGCCGACTCACCTCCGGTCTCTGGCGAGACCGTGCGTCGCCTGTCGACGATTCGCCTCAACGGCATCCAGCGGCACGAACAGGCGTATCGGGAAGCGGTAGAGCGGTTGAACAAGCTCACGCAGAACGACCTGTCGTTCAAGCTGATTGTGTTCGACGCCGGCATCAAGCATGAGTTCGGCGACATCATCACGGTGACCCTGCCATTCGGTGGTGTCAATGGAAAACTGATGCGCGTACTCGACTGCCAGTCGAAGCCGCCCGGGATGTGGGAACTGTCGCTACAGGAGTTCGACGCATCGGTCTACTCCACGGCAGTCGTCGAGGGACCGAGTACACCCGACACGACCCTGCCGTCACCGCTGTATCCGCCGCAACCGGATGCCGTCGCCGCTGCAGAAGAGATGTTCCAGCAAGTCGACGGATCGTGGAACTCACGCCTGCGCATCACCATCACGGCACCGACCGGATTCGAGTGGGTGGCGGCTTATCGAATCG